TTACAGTTTTATCACCACCAAAAGCGATAACAGCAACAGCTTTGTCAGATTGTGTGTCATTATAAATTAATGCACCGTTTGCTGTAAAAGTTGCGGAGGTAAAACTGACATCTGCAAAATCACAGACTGCGGTTGATGAATCTAAAGTTGGAGTTACACTAGTTAAAGTAGCTCCTCCTGCACTGTATGCAGATCCAGATGTGTTAGATATTTCGTTTGTTGTGCTGTAAGCTGTAGTGCCTGCACCTAAAGATGCAGAGCTTGTAAACAGAGCTATCTTAAAAGTATTACCACTTGATGCCGTAAAATTGTGTGTACCAACTAAAAGTTCCTGTTTAAAACTATTACAAATTGCCGATGTTATTGCCATAATCTATTCTCCTACGGGTTTGGTGAGTTTATCGGAATACGAATGGCGCCATCAGTGTAGTCGTCTCTTCGTCTTCTACCAATTTGCTCACTAGCAAACTTCTGTACCTCAGTTTTATATTTATTTTCATACAATGTCAACATATCCATTGGACCTTTTAAAAATCCATATGCTTCTGATAGACAGCAATATAACAGTCCATTTGGAAAATTAAGACTGACATAATTAGTGTCGTTATCCTCTAATAATACAGGCATTGCATTATAATGCACTCTAAATTTGTATGTTGTGTCAGGGACCGGGGCAAACATTATTCTTCCAGACGTAGTGTCAGATTCTCCTGTAGCACCACCAAACATAGCGTAGTATTTTGGTTGTCCTCTTTTTGCCGATTCAGTTGATGGAACATATTCTTGTAAATATGAAACATCTTTTTTTTCTAAAAATACGTTCGCTCCTGTAGTGGCAGAAGTAGAATCATAAACTTGTAGGGCTCTAATAAATACACAACCTGCTGGAGCGTTAATTGTTTCTTGACCTGTAACCAAATTACCTATCTGTTGTTTTCTATCCGCATCGATAGGCACATCTCTAAATATTCTATATTGTGCGTTTAAGATTATATTCTCTAAAACAGCATCTGTTAAGACATTTGAATCAGTTTCGGTATAACTTCTAATTTGTGTTTTTAATCCTGATGCACTTAATCCAGCCATTATTTAGCTCCGACTATTTCTAGACAAAGTGGACAACTTTTTCTAAATCTTGTGTGTCCAGAGCAATGTTCTGGTTTATGAACTGGAATCTCAGGTTCTGGGACTTTTGTAAAATACTCTACATGTTCATCCATGTCCTCTGGACATTGACATTGTTTAATACCAATTATTTTACAAAATAAATTTTTAATCCATTTAATCATGCCGTTACTGTTACCGGTCCTGCAGATGCAGATCCGCCTCCTCCTGTTTCAGTTATACTAGATGTTGTAGCTGTTGCAAAGGTATAATTATCATCATTTGTCTTCGTAATCGTATATCCTGCAGCCAGATTTATTGTTGCCGCGGCCACTCCACCAACAACATTTGCGTCTCTAAATCTAACAGTATCTCCGGTAGATCTACCATGATCTGGTTCATTAACAGATATTGTAGTTGATCCTAGAGTTGTTGTGAATGCATCTAGTGGTAATATTCTTGGAACAGCGGTCTCCGTTCTATCAGGTCTAACATGTCTCAAAGATATTGAATCACCATTCATAGGTTTTGGTTCTAATTGTGGTTGTTTGGGTTCGAACTCTGATACATGCACAAATGATCCGTTCCACTCTCTAACCATCTCTTTATACGGAAACTCTAAACCAGACCTGTCTGATATCGCTCTTGCATATTTTCCTGTTGCGTATTTAGCCATTATGATCCTGGGTAGTATGCTTTTGGTGTTATGTGAGTGCTAGACGCGGAGCCATCCTCTGCTAAAGCTCTAGCTAGCTCGTCTTCATAAATTAATTTTGTTTGTTGAGTAAGTTGTGGTGTATATTTCATAGACAGATAATACGCTAGTCCTGATACCATACAAGGTACAAATCTAAACGGAACATCGGTTGCATTTGTATAATCTCCCACATCTTGTATTCTTTTTATAAAAAAGAAATGCATATCTTTTGATGCGTTTGTAGAATCTGGTGTTGGATAGATGTGTATTCTAACCTTATCTATAAATCTTTCCACCCAGTATTGATTAGGTGTGCCTTTTGATAATTTGTTTGAGAACCCAGCATAAGTGGATCTGTCCACTTTTGTCATTGGACTATCTGATTGTGTCGTTTGAGTTCTGTTAGATCTTAATTGTGCCTCAAGAACATCTGATATACCAAATACGCTTGCAGGTGCAGTTGTAGTTGCAGATGTCCCATCATCACTAGATCTAAAAAAATCATAGTCCGATTGACCCTCAATTAAATCTAAATTCGTGTCTCCTATCTCCCAATAATGAATACCTCTATTACCCCACTCTTGAAATAGAATATTAAGAGTCCTTCTTGCAGACTTTAATTGATAACCCGATACGTTTTGTAAACCAATACGTTCGTGAGCCTCCTCTATTATTTCATCAATAGCAAAAGTTTTATCGAACGTTGCTGTTCCTGAGGTAGTGTTAGCCATTTAAACTCCTAGCCAGTATAACCAATAGTCAAAGATGTTGTGTTAGTCATTGTCGCATGAACACCATTTTCGAATCTAATACCATTTCCTGGAACGAAGATATCTAAACCTTCAGTATTAAAATCAGCTTCGAAAACTTTATCTCCGGTACTACCAGATGAAATATCTCTTAACACAACAACAGATGATGCTACACCATTTGCTTGTATGTAAGTTACTCTACAAGGTCCTAAATTAACAGAACCACCAGAAATAGTTTTTACCTGTCCTGTGCTAGCTATATTTGTAAACTTCTGATCTGAACTCATATTTTCTCCTTAAAATTAAAATGTGGGGCCGAAGCCCCACACTAATTAATTATTAACTTACTGCCGCACTAAATGGTGTAGCTAAGTTTCCTGTTCCTCCTGTAAATACTTCAACTGCGTATTTACCTGAAGCTAAAACAGTGCACTCAATTCTAGCATGCGTTACGCCGCCAGTTGTACTTCCATTTAAAGTTATAGTGTCAGAAGCAGCTGCTGTCATGAATCCTTCCATGTTGTCACTTGAATCTGTGTCAACGATAGTTGCCATTCCTGTCATAACATCTGTTGCGTTTGCAACCTGAACAACCAAGTCTCCAGTTTTAGTGATAGAATTTATGATAGTAAATTTAGCACCAACGTTATTTAGGTTTGTTAGATCCGCATCCGGTCCTGCTATACCTGAATCAGCATTAGCATTCGTAGCTGGTAACGTGTAAGTTACCGCTCCCGCTGCATCGTTGTGAATTATTTTTCCAGCATGTGAATCCACTGTAAGTGAAATGCTAGAATCTGCATCTACAACGTTAGCTGGACCTGTATTGATAAATCCTTTTTTAGAAATTACCGGTCCTGCAAATGTAGTTTTTGCCATAATTGTATCCTCCTAGTTTTTCGAACATAGTCTCTAGGCCGTCGACTATACGCGTCTATGCTCTGATTAATTGTATAGTAATTAGTTTATATAGTAGATTTGAGTAGAGCGCAAGAGGGCCTATAATGTGGATTGGATTTTTCCAACGATGTAGCTTTTTACTAAGTAGCTACAGAAACTTCGGGTGCAGCGCCTTCGATCTTATTTTCTAGATCAGCTTTTTTAGCCTCAACTAGTTTTATATGGCTAATGACATCTCTAACTTTTCTGTCAATCTTAACCATATTCAAGGTATATCTACCTTCTTTAAGATGCTCCTGCTCCCATTCGAGATCTAGACCTTTCTTTTTCGTGTAAAGGTCGTTTAGATGTTGCATCATTTTCTCCATCGATAACCTCCTCATAGGTTATTCGGTTTACTCTTGGATCCATCATTTCTCCAAGATACTCCCATTTTATATCAGATTTTCCCAATCTGTCAATGATTGCATTTTCTATATCTATGGGCCCATCTAGGCAATTAACAATAAATTCTGCTCCATATTGATAAGCATTTATTTTTACGAGAAAATTTTTAGGGTGCATTTTTTCTTTCTATTTTAGAATTGTGGCGAGATTGTGTCCCGCCACAAAAAATTTATTGATTACGCACCTTCTACACCGAAGATACCTCTAGGGTCAGATACACCAAATGAGTATCTTTCTCTAGCTTTGTATCTTACGTTTCCAGTATCGAAATCACCTTCCATTGCATTTGTTAATGGAGCTCTTGTGAACATTTTCATACCATTAGGCACGTCTGTTAAGATATAAAACGCATCAGTGTCAGTTAGGTAATTATTCACTCTGTATCCTTGAGGAATCATTCCCATTGACGCGATAGCGTTAATATCATTATCAGCTGTTCCAGTTCTACCTTGAGATTTCATTAATCTCTCAGCTGTGAACTGAAGCTCTTGAGGAACAATCATTTTTACTCCTCTTGCTGCAACTTTAAGACCTCTTTCGTCAGTCATCTTACCGATATCGATAAGTGATTGCTCTAACGAAGTTTCGTTAAGATCTGCCTGCGTAGTCAGGGTATTTTGGAAAGTACCTGCTATCGTAGGGTGAGATGTGTTAAACAAGCTTACGCCATCACCTGATTGAAATGTATTAGTTGATGGTAAACCGTTGATTAATAACTCAACCGCTTTTACTTGTTTCGCATTACTCATAGATCTTGCTAAAGCTTTTGTGTATCTCGCAGCGAGTCTATCGTAAAGATTATCTTCGATAGCTTCCTCTGTGATTGCAAATGCTAAAGCTACGGTCTCGTGAGTGTATCTAGCTGTAAAAGTTTCTTGTGCATCATCGAATGATACTCCAGCACCTTCTGCTTTTACTTGCGCTCTTCCGAATCCTGATAACATAACTTCTTCTTCAAAAGCTCTGTCAGAAGACTCGTTAGTATAAATCTCAGCATGCTGATTTTCA